ACGGCATCTTCGCTGCCGGCCATCTCGCCGCTCTCAGCAGCGCGTGAACGCATGAAATCAATCGTAGTGATGGGCGTGTATTTGCCGCCAGCGTTGGTGAAGACGATCAGCTTGTCCAACGGATGGACGCCGCGGCGATTGCAGTCATGAATGAACATGGCGAGCTGGTCATCGGTGGCGTTAGGTGCCACGGTGCGCTTGATCAGCGCGATGTTGAGCTCAGGGGCTTCACGCTTGGCGATTTCGTTCATGATCAGCTCGCCATTTTTTCGTTTCAACTTGCAGTCGGTTGTTCAGTCGTTTCGACGGTCGGCTCCGTTGATTCGGTTTCTGCGATTTGTGCCTCGGTGATGCGTTTCACGCCATCAAAGTAGTTGGCCTCGAGTCGTTTCAGACCAGCAAAATATTGGTCTGTGAGTCGTGCCATAGCAGCAGCATGATCGCGCACCACTCGCGTTTGTTCGCGCATATAGTTGGCGGGTCGTTTGGCAAGCGTGTTCATTAGATGAACCTCCTTGTTTGAGCGAATTGCTTGAGTTCATCGCGGACGCGATTGAGCCGTGACATTGCGTCTTTCGACCCGCCGCGATCCGGGTGGAGACGTGTTGCCAATGCACGGTAGCCAAGATCAACAAGTTCTTCGGCAAGTTCGCGATGCAGCTTGATCTCGTCATCACGAGCCTGCCGCTCCTGCACAAAGTCGTCGCGCGCCACATCGCGCAACACGCGGCGAAAGGCTTGTTGCTGTTTGGATTGATAGCGTTCGCGCTCGCGTTCAGTTTTGCCGCGCATTTCGCTCATACTTCTTGGCAGTTCTTTACGACCTCCGGTCGAAAAGTCGCGGTGTGCCTCTGCCAGACGCATATAAATCGAGGCGGTGTCGTGGCTTAAATCGAAATTTTTCCGCAACCATTTGCCCCAAGCGCCATATGCCACTTGTTGTTTGGCCTCGATCAGCATCTCGCCGGCAACGCGGTAGTGTTCTTGGCCGGCATTATTGCCCAATTGCAATTCGCTCTGGATTAGAGGCACGAGAATCTTGAGCGGCCGTGATACTTGCGTTTTGCGCAGTGCGAGATTTGTCATAATTTACCACCAGATATCTTGTTCCTGCTTGTCGGCCTGATCTTCGAGTTGGCGTTGGTATTGGTCGTTTGCGTCCCAATAGGCGAGCACGGCGCGGAAGTAGGCACGCTGTTGTTCCGGCGTTTTGGCTTTGAACTCGTGCCAAGTGATGCGCAACGTGTCGGGCAAAGGGAGGCACTTGACCGCCATCAGCGTTCATTCCTGTTCATGTCTGTTCGTTATTGTCCGCGCACGTTCGCTATTGTTCACACCGGAACGCGAACGCTTATTGATGCCTGCGTTCGTAATTAAAAACGAGAATGAACGAAGGTCAACGGCTAAAATTATCAGTTAGGCGGAAAAGTTTTTCGCATTGCTTGCACGATGCGGAGTCCGCGCGCATTGTGTCGCTTCGCTAACACTTCCGTTTGCAAGTTCTGAGTCGCGTCCTGCGGATTCGGGCACGCATGACAGTTGTCCCATTCAAACAACGCGATCTCTTTGGCCGGCGCGTGGTCGTGCAACCGTCGAAAGAAGTCGTCCTGCACATCCAGCTCGTGTCGATGCTGCGTTGGTGCATTCGACCCGACGTGATGTGGCGGCACGTTCCCAACGGCGAGCATCGCGATCCGCGTACCGCGGCCAAGCTCAAGGCGATGGGCGTGTTGCCAGGATCGGCGGATCTGGAATTTTTCTGGCGCGAGACGATACGGCCGGTTCTGGTGCCGGAAGATGAGGATGGCCGTTTGCGCGCGCTATTCCTCGAGCTCAAGCGGCTCGGGGGCAAGCTGAGTGAAGTTCAAGCCAGCTTTGGGCTTGCGATGCGATTGCTCGGCGCCGAGTACATGGTGGCGAGCTCAATCGACGAGGCGATCGCTGCGGTGGGCAGCCGCGGACTGATCCGGCCTGGCCTCGAGGTTTGCGGCAAGCGATGGGGATCGCCGGAATGAAATATCCTTGGATGCCATTGTTTTGGGGTGACTTCCTGGCGAATACGATGGACTTGTCAGCGCAAGAGGCTGGCGCATATTTATTTTTGATTGCTCATGCTTGGGAACATTCCGGAGAAATACCGAGTGAGCCAGTGCGCCAGGCACGCATCGCGCACGTCCGCCATGATCAATGGAAAAAGGTTTGGGCGGTGTTGGAAAACTTCTTCGAAACCACGAGGGATGGCCAAGCGATCGATAGGCCAATCCATCGTAGGGTCACGGATGAGTTACAGCGCTTAGGCAAAATCTCTCGCAATCGCAAAGAGGCCGCCGTGCAAATGCATAGCAAAAGCTATGCACATGCAGCAAACGGCGGTCGGAAACCAAAACCAAAGAATAAGAATGGGATTTCAAGGCAGGGAATGTCGCCAGATCGGGGCGATGATTATCGCTCACCGCCCCGCGCGAAATCCGACAACGTGCTCGAGCCGATTCCAGATCGGCCACAAGCGAAGTCAAATCCAAAACTTGAAACCTTGAAACAGAAAGCGCGTTCAAAAGGCAAAAAACATGATGAGCGAGATCAAAACGAAGAAATGCAGCAAGTGCGGCGGTGAGTGGCCTTTAGAAGCTTGTTACCGCAAGAAAAATGATCCACGCAATAGACCAAGCGCGCTTGGTCTAACTGATTATCATTCAGTCTGCGTCATGTGCGAGATCACCGATCGCAATGATCCGACGCCTGAAGAACGTGCAAAGCGGAAAGCACAGAACAGCATCGAACGACATGCACAAAAATGGAAAATCACACCTAGCGAATTTGCCAAGCGATACGGCTGGGAAATCGGCCGGATGTCCTATGACATCATGCACGGTTTAGAGAATACTTGTCCCTATTGTTACGAACGTTTTGCGGATATGGGTCACGGTTTGAGCGACATTACGCTTGACATCGTTGATCCAAAACGAGAGCCATATTACCGCACGAATACAAAATGGTGCTGTTCGACGTGCAACTCAGAAAAGGCGCGAATGGCGCCTGAATTATGGGAGCAGCGGTTAATCGTATGGCCGCACTACATGGCATGGCGCGACAAAATCAAAGGGAATGCGACGCATGGTCTACCGTTATTCAGCGAACGCGAATTGTTCGATTGATGCCATCGGATGACTACAACGCCGCCGACGACTTCGCCAAATCAATCGAGGAAGCCTACCGCGTGATCCGCGAGCGCATAACCGCCGGCGGCAAGGGCTGGGAACCGAAATGACACCGGACGAATGGCTTGCGCTGGTGGTGATGCTGCAGAAGCAATCCGCAGTATGCATCGCGCGCGAGGATCGCAAGTTCCTCGGCGAGATGGTGAACATGCTCACGTTGGACGATCCGAACGAGCCTGCGTTGTGGCAGCGGCGATGGATCTTGACGCTCAAGCGGGAGTGTCGGCTATGAGTTTTTGGGCAGTCGTGCAAACGCAGCCGCTTCGCGAGCGCCTCGTCGTCGACGAGTTCGCACGCGCCGGTTTTGAGGCATACTGTCCACGCATCCGCATTCGCGAAAATCTGCGCTGGAAAACGCCGCCGTTGTTTCCGAACTATGTGTTCGTATGCATCGTCGATCGCTGGTGGCTGGTGCGCTGGACGTTGGGCGTCGTGCGAATTCTCATGGATGGCGAAATGCCGGCGCGTGTGCCTCATTGCCTCATCGATGAGATCCGCGGCCGAGAAATTGAAGGATTTGTCAAATTGCCAAATCAGGACAACGGCAAATGCCGCGGCCAAAAAGTCAAAATCATACGCGGTTCATTTGAAGGCCAGATCGCAATCTACGACGGCATGATCGGCAAGGAACGCGATCGCGTGCTGCTCGAGCTGCTCGGCCAGGTCGTGCCGGTTGAACTCCCAGCGAAGGACATCACACCGCTAATTGTTGCAGTTTCACGTGAAACCCGCTAGTAATTGCGTTGAGGGCATCAAGCAAACCGTTTGATCTTGCGTGGAAATCGCCGCGAAATCGCGATTTCTTGATACGCAGCGCGTTTTCGAAGGCACCTTGATGCCCGCCTCGCAAAGCCTTCGAATCAGGACGCCAAGTTCGATCGACTAGCCGCATCGGGCTTGGCGTCCATCCTATTTCCGAACAATAACGAACAATAACGAATAGGTTTGAACAAAGGCGAATAACTATGAACGAATGGCGCTTATACCTCGGCACCAAATCAACGGGCATTGTTGTTGCGTCAGATGAGAAATATCCGAATATATATCGGATACATTGGCCAGATCGGCCGCCTTCCGACACGGTGAACTTGTCTCGAGCCAAGGATGCAGCAATGAATTGGGCTGGTCGTGCAGGCGGACAAGACAAACACCGTTTGAAATGGATGGCGCCGAAAAGGCGGTTAGCAAAGCCGTCTGTGCGTTCAATCGCCGATGCCTAGGCTCCGCACCCTAGCGCCGCTAATTCGCTCTGTGCCGCCTCGCCTCGAGCTACCGGCCAAACAGAAAGATCCAATCTACAACACGCCTGAGTTCCAAGCCTGGCGTGCTGAAGTCATAGCTCGAGCCGATGGTCGATGCGAGGCCATCACAAATGGGCATAGGTGCAGTAACGCGCAGCCCGAACGCCGCATGTACGCCGATCACATTGTTGAATTGCGTGATTTCGGCAAGCCATTCGATGTCAACAATGGGCAATGCCTTTGTGCATCGCATCACACGATCAAAACGATGGCGATGCGAAATCGTCGTTTGAAATGGGCCTTCGTTTCGGACCCGCCACCCACGGCAAAAACCGGGGGGTAGGCAAACCTCGGAGGGCCGGCTGCGCTATGTCCGCGGCCCTAGTCACGGAGCCATTTTCTTTAGCAAAAGGAATGGGTTAGCATGAGCCAAAAGCCACATGAACCAACCGAAAAGGATCGTCTAGCAGTTGAGACAATGGCGGGTCACGGCATTACCGAAATTGACATCGCGCGGGTCATTGGGGTCTCGGTTTCCACATTGCGCAGACGCTATTTGGAGGAGCTCGAGACAGCGCACATCAAGGCCAATTCGAAGGTGGCTCAGAGTCTGTTCGACAAGGCGATGGGCACGGGTTCGGGTGCGGTTACGGCGTGTATTTTTTGGCTCAAGGTTAGGGCAAGATGGGTTGAGCCATTGCCGGTAGAAGGATACGTCGGCAAAAAACAACAATTGCAGCAAGCGGCTGAAAGCGCCGGACCCAATGCCGGATGGGCGCAAGATCTAAATACCGATGTTGCATCTCACACCTATTCTTGACGACGGGCCGTTGCCCATTGCTGCGGTAACGTTACCGCGGTTGGACGGCGAGGCGTGGGATACGAGTTGCCCGGACTGGGAGGAGCGCATCCTCGAGGGCCGCTCGTTGGTGCCGGATCTGCCGTTGTATGAGCCAGAAGCAGCGAAAGCATTGCGGTGCTTCAAGCGGTTGCGCTTGCCGGACGTGATTGGCACGCCGACGCTAGGCGAGGTTTGCGGCCCGTGGTTTTATCCGATCGTGGAAGCCCTATTCGGAAGCTATGATCCCACTGCCAACAAAAGGTATATTTCCGAGGTTTTCCAATTAATTCCGAAAGGCAATAGCAAATCCAGCAATGGCGGTGCCGTCATGCTGGTGGCGCTCATCGTCAACCGGCGACCGAATGCAGAGTTCTTGTTTGTTGCGCCGACGATGGAAATCGCGGCGATTGCCTACAAGCAGGCCAAAGGCACCATCCGGCTCGACGAGGCGCTATCGAAGCTTTTCCATGTGCAGGATCATATTCGGAAAATCACGCATCGGGTTTCCGGTGCAACATTGCAAATCAAGGCAGCGGATACGGACGTGATCACCGGCAGTCTTGCGACCGGGACGATGATTGACGAAACACATGTCTTTGCCAAGAAATCAAATGCCGCCGAGATCTTCGTCGAGCTGCGTGGCGCGCTGACCAAGCGGCCGGATGGGTTTTTGTTTCAGACCACGACACAGAGCAAGCAGACGCCGAGCGGCGTGTTTGCCTCCGAGCTCGCGATGGCGCGTGCGGTGCGTGACGGCAAGATACGGATGCCGCTACTGCCGGTGCTGTATGAGCTCCCCGATCGGCTGGCGCGGGATGGTGGTTGGCGGGAGCGGCAATTTTGGCCGCTGGTCAATCCCAATCTCGGGCGCTCGACCAATGAGGATTTCCTCGCGCGTGAGATCGTGCGCGCCGATGCCGATGGGCCGGCGGCGGTCGCACTCATCGCATCGCAGCACTTCAACGTGCAGATTGGAATGAGTCTAAGGGCCGATGGCTGGGCCGGTGCGAATTATTGGAGCCGCGGTGTTGAAGATGAGCTTACGCTTGAAACGGTGTTGGGGCGCAGTGAAGCTGTGGTGGTGGGCATCGATGGTGGCGGCCTCGATGATCTACTCGGCATTGCGGTGCTCGGACGCACATCGGAAGGATGGCTCGCCTGGACGCACGCGCTGATCTCGCCGGAAGGACTCGAGCGGCGCAAGGCCAACACCGCATTCTATGACAAATTCCAGGCCGACGGCGATCTTACCGTGGTCGAGGAATTGCCGGATGACATTTCATTCGTCATCGACATCGTGCAAAAGGTCAAGGATAGCAAGAAACTGGCGGGCGTCGGTGTCGATGCAATCGGCATCGGTGGCATTGTTGATGCCTTAGCCCGGATCGACGTCACGCAGGAAAACAAACTGCTTGCCGGCGTCCGCCAGGGCATCTCATTGATGGGCGCGATCAAGACCGTCGAGCGCAAGCTCGTCGATGGCAGCTTCAAGCACGGCGGCCAGGCGCTGATGAGCTGGTGCGCCGGCAACGCGCGCATCGTGCCAACCCCGACCGGCATGCGTATCGCGCGGGATGATTCCGGCTTCGGCAAGATCGATCCGCTGATGGCGCTATTCAATGCGTCGGCTTTGCTTGCGCTTAATCCATCAGCGCAGAAGCGAGCAGAGTGCCGATTGTTTTTCGCTTAACCAAAGGAGAGCGACATGGCAGCAGTACC